TCATACTTATTAATCAGAGTCAATAGATAAATCTTCTTTATTTATGACCTCATCATCATCTAGCCAAGTATAAGGGTTAGAGTGATACCTACAGACAGAGCATAAGTCAACAAACTTAGACTTATCTATAGGCTCTCTAGCTTTAGCTTCCCATTCGTTGAGTACAGCATCACAACATTTACATCTCATTTCTGTACTCCATCTAACCACTCATTATACTCTTTCTGAAATTCAGGAGAGTTTAATATTTGTTGAGTGTTGGTGTACTCGTCTACTTCACCACCTTCCCAGTCATACTCGTCCTTATTAGCATAAGTCCTTTCTACTCCATTAATGTCCGCCATTTACCTGCTCCTCTATAATTTCTAATAATAGTTTAATTTTCTCTTTAAGTCTGTCATTCTCTCTCTTTAACTCTCTGTTAATTCTTAGAGCTTCGTCATTAAAGTTTTTATTGTTATTAGGGTTAGACATCGTTGACCTCCTTTCGTCCTACAGACCAACCGTGTTTCATAGCATACACACGGGCGTCAATTTCTGCCATATTTTCAGCCATACAGTTACCCTCACCATCAGTCACAAAGTAAGTGTATTTCTGCTCTTCGTAAGCCTCAGTAAGGCGTTGCATAAAAGGTTTCTCGTTAATCATTATATAGTTCTCCTAAGATAGTAAATGTTCTTGAGCTTCTCGTAAAGCCATTTTAAAGTGTTTAGTTCTGTACTCTAAAGGCGTGTCACAATCAGAGCTGTCTACTAGATTATACAGTAATGACTTTAGTTTGTCATTATCTCTCTTAAGTCTAGCGTTATCGGGGTCTGTGTACTCTTCTAAATCTTCCACCTCTATAGACTCAGCCACATAAGAGCAGTCAACATCAGCTTCAAAAAGTTTAACTGTCCCGTCATCATTTAGGACTTCGTTGCCATCGTCGTCCATTAGATAAAAAGAACATTCCCAAACATAGATATTATAGTTTTTATATTTTTCCATTTTATATTTCTCCTTAAAAGTTTACTGTGTGTTCAATCCCTTTATCGTATAGGGCTTTATAGTGTTCAGCTTTACCCTTATAGAATAAAGCTAACTCCATTTTATCATCAAAGTCTGCGTCTAGGTAAAGATTTTTCATCTTCTTATATTCCGTCGCACAGTCTATTAGGGATACCTCCTTTAGAGGCGTCCAGTTTCTACCATTTTTATTTACCATAATTTTTATCCTTGTTTTAATATTGTTAAAAATTTAACAATTTCTCTAGTCTTACTACAAAAACCCCTATATTAGAGATTTTTGGACTAAAACTGCAAAAAGAGAGTCCGCAGGATTCGATTCTAGCGGACTTCTCTAGTGTAGGAAGGCTATGCCCTTGCTAAAATATAAACTTCAGCTTACGGTGTAGCTTGTGGTCTCTCAGCCGTTGCCGTCTCTTTTTGCGTGAGATTTGAACGGTAATATCCCTATCTTTAACAGGTATTTTAATTATTTTTCTTGATTGTTGCATATAATGCCCCTATTTAGTATTCCACCCGTGGTCATCGTAACCGCTAACCCAGTCGGATTTGTGCTTCAACTGCTCGACAGTCTTTTTTAAGTCGTCTATCTGCTCTTGCATTTCAATCAAAACTGCAATGTATGTATTAGGCTCTACCGCATATTCATAATTCTCTAGTGATAGCCTACCTCTATCATCAAAAATGTTTCTCCCGAACTCTTCGTTAATATCGAACTTTCTATCTAGTTCTCTATCAAAGTCTCTGATGTCACTTGAATATATACTAATTTCCATTTTATTTATCTCCATATAGTTATTAAATTTAAGGTTCTTACACCCAAAAACCCCCAGTCAAGGGGGTTAGTAGGGATAGACAATAAAAGCGGCTAGAATTGCATCTGTGGTACTTCGATTCTATCCTCTAAGAGTTCATATACCTCCGACGGTAGGTCGTAGCAATAATTCATATCAACAACCGCCCAGTAAACGTCATTAATATCAATCTTAAAATTACCTGTGCCGCCGTCCTCGCCTAACTCGATATGCTCGAACCAACCCCAAGTATTATCTTTTCTAATCTCACCGTGATAGTGTTCAGTTTCAAATTTAATCATTGTCATTATCTCCTATTATTAATTATATCTGACTTTTGAATTTCCAAGCTCAGCAAAAAATTCACGGTCAAACCAATCATTAAATTCTGACTTTCCGTGCATATATTCCTCAAGTTCTAAGAACTCAATTAAATCTTTAATTGAAATATTCTCATCAATCATTTCTTGCACACTTGCCGACCAATTGCCGCAATAAAATTGATTAGTAAGGTTATCACCTCTTGTGCGTTCCCAGTCTTCAGTTCTGTCTTCATCTGCTAGTAAATCTAAAAGTATATTTTTCATTTTATTTTTCCTCATATTATTATTATTTGTGGGCTTCTCATCAGTAGCAACCTAGCCCGTGTTGCTAGACGCCCCGCAGGGCGTTTCGATTGTTAATTATAGCAATGATATCATATCATCAAGGGACATACTAGCCTTTTTAATTATCGGCTTAATTTCGGGCTTCTGTGGACTCTCAGACGGTGCGTCTAATTCTATTATATGCTTAACTTGATGTCTTCTGCCCTCTGTCCAATCTTGCACCTTACCCTCAGCAACAGCGACGGCGTGACCTCTAACACCTATAATATATTTTTTCTTTGGGTTTAAATATCTAAGGCAATTATTGACCGTCATTTTTCCCACTACGCCGAACTTCTCTTGCACACTAACTTCCGTTCTTCTTCTGTGTGCGTTGACTCTTATTTCGCCATCTCTAACGTGTTCTGAGTCATAAACTGAGTATCTGTAGCCGTGCTTTATTGCTTCGGTTTGTATGGCGTACTCCATCACGTGGCGGTGCATTCCTTTACGGTGACGTCTGCCATAACCCCTCATAATTTGGGCGGCTTCTTGATATGTCTTATCAAAAGCCACCGCAAGAGCAATCACCGTGCAGAAACCGTTATCGTTTGCATTTAATCCGTCATTTACTAATTTATCTAATTTTGTATTTTCCATTTTTTTTGTCCTATTTAATTTTGTTAAATTTTTAACAATTTACCCCGATTATGCGTCGGGGTTATTGTCGCACCATACTCTCATATCTGCTGTAGTCATATTAAACTGAGCCATAACCGCTTTAATTTTGGCGTCTCTCAACTCATTGAATGTCGGCTCACTAACGCTTACTGGCTCATCACCATCTGCGCCACCGTCACCGTCACCATCTGCGCCACCATTACCGCCTTTGTTTTTGCTCTCAATGACTACGACATACTGACCCAATAAAGACTCATCAAACTCAGCTAACATTTCTTTATTTACTTTCTTCATAGCTATCTTATGAGTCTTTTGCTTTTCGATATCTGCTGAAAATAAAGCCTTTTGAACTTTGGCACTTGCTAAGTTAGGCTGAAATACTTTCCTAATACCGTTCTTAAGGTCGGCTAACTCATCACCCTCAAAAATCTCTAGGTAATGATTGATTGTGACTGTCAACGCATTGAAGTTCTGCCCTGTGCCAAACTCTGTCGCTTTGAAATGTTCGATTATAGAGTCGGAAATTTTTTCCTTGTTGTTTAGTTCCTTTCCTAATGAAGTCATTGATTTGATAGTTTCATCAGCGTTTGAGACCATTGTTTCGATTTGTTTCTTAGTTAAATTTTTCATTTTATTTATCCTCTTTTAGTTTATCCGCCAACAAGGGTTGGCAGTAGCTATATTATAAACACAAAAACAAATTAAAAACAAGCATTATTTATATTATTTTTGTTAAATTTTTAACAATTTCTTTGGAATTGCTACATTTTTATACAAAATTCGCTGAGAGTCCCAAATTCGCCCATATTTGGACGTTTTGTCTCTACCCTAGTGATTATATTACTCACCCAATAATAATTGATTTTACTTTCTGAGCCATTATTTTTCTCTACCCTCGTATACCTAGTGCTTAAAGATAATCTCTTAAATACGGGCTATTCTTGAGCCTCTCAGCTAACTTGTTGTATTTCCTCAACAAATCACCTAGTTTGTTGTGTGTCTGCAACATCTCTGTTGTATTTATACCACAGTATATTAAGTCTCACATAATGAGACAAGTGTTTCACATAATGAGACAACTGCCTAAATATTCTCACTCACGCCCTCTTTCTTCTCAAATTCTCTCAAGTTCCAAATAGTGAGACTTAGTCCCTTAAGATTTCAGCTTAGTCCCTTACTTAGTCCCAGCTTAGTCCCAAGATTTCTCAGCTTAGTCCCTAGTTTCACATACTGAGACCACTCGTAGGGAGGGACACCCCAAGTGCTCACAAGTTTTTAATATTAATGCTCACTCGCAGATTGGAGGGAATTTGGGAAAAATAGTTATTTATTAGAGTAATTCTAGGTGCGGGGAGGGACTTAAGACTTTATTTAGTGTTTACTATTGACATTCATCGAAAAGTATGCTATAATATTACTATAGATTAAAAAAAAGATTCACCTAAAAAGGCTTCTCTTAGAAATAACCTTTTATTATCATTCTAATTACCATTTTAGTTGAAACTATAGTATCACTAAGGAGCTAAAATGAGTAAAAAGAATAGAGGTTCACCAAAGTTATACAAAGGTATGCCGTCTTTAAATCCAAACGGTAGACCAAAAGGTAGTGTCAATAAGTATACAGCCTTAAGCAGAGAGTTAATGTCTGCAAAAGGTCCTGAGATTGTACAGAGAGTTATAGACTTAGCACTCGAAGGTGACAGGACTTGTCTTAAAATGTGTATGGATAGAATCCTACCCACAACTAAGGCAGTAGAGTTAAGGTCACAAGAAGGTAAGGGCAATGTTGTAATTAATGTTGGTGGTCTTACTGAGAAAGTAATAAGTGAAGATAATAAAAAACCTTTAGAGTATGAAGAAGGTGTAATAATCTCAGAAGAGAAAATAGACGAGACTATTATAAAGATAGGTAAAGGGGATGAGTAGAGAGTTAGACGTCTCACTACACCCGGCTCAGTTAGAAATCTTTAATAGTACAGCAAGATTTAAAGTAGTAAGTGCGGGAAGACGCTTTGGTAAGTCTAGGTTAGCAGCTTGGATATTAATTATTAAAGCACTACAGTCGGAAGATAAGGATGTCTTTTATATAGGTCCTACATTCCAACAAGCTAAAGATATTATGTGGGGTATGCTGAAGGAATTACTTCAGGATACAGATTTAATAGAACAGACCCACGAGAATACAGCTACGATGACTCTAGTCAACGGTAGAAAGATTAGCTTAAAGGGAAGTGACCGACCAGATACTCTGAGGGGCGTAGGACTTGCTTATGTCGTCCTAGACGAATATGCTTCGATGAAGGTAGAGGTGTGGGAACAAATTATAAGACCTACGCTTGCAGATGTAAAAGGTGGTGCGTTATTTATTGGTACGCCCGCAGGTAAGAACCACTTCTACGATATATGGAAAGAAGCGGATGAGGATAAGAATGAAGATTGGGAAGCATTCCAATATAATTCTACAGATAATCCAATATTAGACCCTGAAGAGATAAAAGTTGCTAGGGAGACTATGTCTACCCAAGCCTTCAGGCAAGAATTTGAAGCTAGTTTTGTCTCTTTTACTGGTGGTATATTTAAACAAGACTGGATAAAATATGACACAGAAGAGCCGAAAGAAGGTAACTATGTTATTGCGGTTGACCCGGCTGGCTTTGAAAAGGTTGAAAAGGAACGTGGTCTTAAAGGGAGTAAACTGGATGAAACAGCTATATCAATCGTTAAAATTAACAATGATGAGTGGTGGGTCAAAGATATACTCCACGGCAGATGGAATATTAAACAGACTGCTTCTAAAATATTACAGGCTGCAATTCAAAATCAAGCAACGATTGTCGGAATAGAATCCGGAGCGTTAAAAAACGCTATCTTACCTTATCTAGAAGATGAGATGAGGTCACAAGGTAGATGGGTAGTTATAACAGATGTAACCCACGGTGGTAAGAAGAAAGCAGATAGAATTACTTGGGCTCTACAAGGTAGAATGGAGCACGGAAAGATTTCTTTTAATAAGGGAAATTGGAATAGAGACTTTGAATCACAGTTGTTAGAGTTCCCTACAAGCGGAACACACGACGATATGGTGGATAGTCTTGCGTATATAGACCAAGTTTCAGTAGCAGACTTTATGCACACTATAGAGATTGATGAGGATTGGCAACCTTTTGATGAAGTAGCTGGATATTAATAAAAAGGATATAAATGGCAAATTACGATTCAGAAAAAGATTATAGAGCTCTATCTCAATGGTTATCCGGTAGACTAGAAAACTGGAGAAACCATAGAGACAATAACTATTTAAAGCAATGGGACGAATATTACCGTCTATGGCGTGGTATGTGGACCTCAGAGGACCAAAACCGCAAGTCAGAAAAATCTAAGATTATTACTCCTGCTTTACAACAAGCAGTAGAAGCTAGTGTCGCAGAGCTCGAAGAGGCTACATTTGGCAGAGGAAAATGGTTTGACATACAAGATGATATGTTAGACCAAAATAAACAAGACGTAGAGTATATACGTAACCTCCTACAGGAAGATTTAGAGGGAGCAGGATGTAAAGATGCTCTATGTGAAGTATTTCTTAATGGTGCGGTATATGGCACGGGTATTGCTAAGATTATTACCGAAGAAAAAACAGAGAGAAGACCTGTAGAAGTCCCTGTAGAAGGAACACTTACAACAGTAAGACAGATAGAAGACTATGTTACTGTAGATGTTAAGGTAGAGGCAGTATCTCCTAAAGAATTTATTATTGACCCTAGCGCTAATACTATTAATGAGGCATTAGGAGTCGCTCACGAGGTATATAAGCCTAGATATGTCTTATCTGAGGGTATGGATAAGGGTATATACAGAGAAGTCGATATATCGGCAGATACGGACGTCGTACAGGTAGGATATGACCCTGAATATATTCAAAAGGACGCTTCAGACCAAATTAAAATCTGTGAGTATTGGGGTAAAGTTCCTAGAAAGTTCTTAAACTCTAAAATTGACACAGATGATTTTGAATATGATGAAGATGAGCTAGTAGAAGCCGTAGTTACTCTAGCTAATGACTCTCATATACTAAGAGCTGAAGAAAATCCGTTTATGATGGTCGACAGACCGTTTGTAAGTTATCAGCACGACATCGTCCCAAACAAGTTTTGGGGGAGAGGTGTTTGTGAGAAAGGGTATAATCCACAAAAAGCATTAGATGCAGAAATGAGAGCAAGAATTGACTCTCTAGCATTGACTACAACTCCAATGGTAGCCGCAGACGCTACTAGACTACCGCGAGGCATCAAACTAGAGGTGCGTCCCGGTAAAACTATCCTTACTAATGGAGACCCAAGACAAGCTATTATGCCTCTCACATTAGGTCAGACCGACCAACATACCTACAATCAGGTTGCCTCGTTGCAAAATATGATTCAGATGGGTACTGGAAGTGCTGATATGGGTGTTCCGGATAGAGCCACTTCAAGTGGTATGTCTATGGTTCAGTCTGCAAGCATTAAGAGACAGAAACGTACTCTTATGAACTTCCAAAATACATTCCTCATACCTATGATTAATAAGGCGATGTGGAGAAAGATACAATTTGACGTAGACAGATATCCTGTTACTGATTATAAGTTCGTCCCTTACTCTACTATGGGTATTATGGCTAAAGAGCTTGAAATGCAGCAAATGGTACAAATGCTCCAGTCAATTCCGAAAGACTCTCCAGCTTTCAATGTCCTGTTGTTAGCTATCTTTCAGAACTCTAGTATCCATAATAGAGACCAAGTGGTACAATCACTTATGCAAGGTTTCCAGCCGAATCCTGAACAACAACAGATGCAACAGATGGCTCAAGAACTGCAAATTCAGCAGTTACAAGCTGATATACAGAAGACATTAGCAGAAGCACAGGAAGAACAAGCTAAGGCTATGAAGCATCAAGCAGACGCAGGGTCATCACAGCCACAGAATGAGCTAGATGTCCAAGAGAGGATTATGGAACTACAGAAGAAAATGATGGAGCTAGAAAAAATGAAGGCTGATATTGAAAAGCAGTATTCAGAGACAGCTAGAAACATACCTGAAATAGAACACCTACAATCGGAGACAGCATTAAATTATGCAAACGCAGCTAGACGACCAAACTAAACAGTTTTATAGGGCTAGACAAGATTTAATAGAGCAAGACGGATGGAGAGACTTAGTTGAAGAGCTAAAAAATCTCGAAGAAATCTATAATAAATTAGACTCAATAGAGTCTGAAAAAGACCTTTGGTTCTCTAAAGGTCAGTTGTCAATTTTAAGGCAAGTAATTTCTTTAGAAGAGGCAACTAAACTAGCGGTGGAAGAACTAGACATATAGCCCCACCATTTTAATAACTTCATAACCCAAATGGGCGGAGAATAACAATTATGAGTAATATAGTAGTGGACGCTGAGGCGCAAGTACCAGCAGATGTAGAAATTTCAAATGTAAATGACAGTACGATAACAGACACAACAGCAGAAGAAGCTATGGACCAAGTAGCTGAGGCAGTAGATGCCTCGGAAGCCACAGAAAGTTCAGATATGCCTTCTAAGTTTGCCGGAAAGTCAACACAAGAAATTATAGATAGTTATACTAACCTCGAAAAGGAGCTTGGACGTAAAGCCCAAGAAGTTGGAGAGCTAAGAAAATTATCAGATAGTTTCCTACAAGCTGAGGTAGCGAGAACAAAGCAAAATCCACAAGATAACACTCCATTAGAAACTAAAGATAATGATGTAGATTTTTTCGATGACCCTAATAAAGCGGTCAACGATATGATTGAAAATCACCCTAAGTTTCAAGAGTTTCAACAGTTTCAAGCTCAACAAGCACAAGCAGGAGCTGAAGCAAGGTTGAAACAAACACATCCTGATTTTACTGATGTTATAAAAGATACAGCATTTCAGGAATGGGTACAAGATAGTCCGATTCGTATGCAAATGTTTCAAGCGGCTGACGCTTATAATTTTGATGCGGCTAACGAGTTACTGACCAACTGGAAAGACAGGTCTATGATTAGTAAGACGCAAGAAGTCAAAGAGAAAGCAGAAGTAGAAAGAAAAGAAGCGCTTAAAGCAGGAACAGCAGAATCGAGAACATCTTCAGGCTCAGGCAAAGGAGGTAAGACGTTTAGACG